GCCGTGTAGTCGTGTTGGGTAGCGGTCACGCCATAGGTCACATTCGGGCTGGTGATCGTCGGCGTAGTCAGCGTCTTGTTCGTCAGCGTCTGGGTGCCGGCGTTCGTGGTGATCACGTCGGTACCGGAAGTCAGATCCACTCCCCCGAACGTGATCTTGCCCCCGGATTCAACGGTGATCGCCCCGCCGTCCGCCACAACCTGCTCCTCCGCCCCCTGCTTCATGTAAACCTTGGCCTGGTAGGTCGCATCCGCCGCCCAGGCAATGGCCGCCACGAGCATGAGGAGGAGGGAAAGCAGAAAGATTTTCCGTTTCATTGTTTCACCTCGTTGAAAGGCCGGGGGCCCGAAGGCCGCCCGGGTGTTCGGTTAGGCCACAGGCGCATCCAGGGGATGGCCCTTCTCCAACGTGATGGCCATGGGCATGGAAATGGTGCCGGTCACGGTCCCGACGAGTTCCAGGTACTGCTTCCCGCCGACGTACCCGAACGAATAGATGGTGTTGTCTTCGTCGGCGGCGTCGATGGTCAGGATTGTCCCGCTGTCGTCAGGGGTCACGCCCAACATGTCTTCCTCGTCCACAGCCGCGTAGGTCGTGCCGTCGTCGCTGTCTTTCAGCGTGAAGACGATCTTGTGAGAAGAAGACAGGCCGGAACCATCATCGAGGCCGGCGTGGATGTTCAGCTTTGCCGACCTGAAATCGGCAAGATCGATGTCCGTGATCGTCTGCGTGGTGGAAACGGCAATCGGGTCCAGCAGCGCCACGGTTTTGGTGTTGTTGTAATTGTCTTTCATTGTCATTGCCTCCTGTGGGCTTGCCGGGGCCGGAGCCCCGGCGCTTGGGTTAGCTGGTGTGAATCTTCATGGCCTTGATGGCTTCGTAATTCCTGATTCCGCCGCCGACTCGCTTGGTGGTGTAAAACTCCACGTACGGCTTGGAACTGTAGGGGTCGCGGAGCATCCGGATCCCCACGCGGTCAACGATCAGGTATCCTTCGCGGAAGTCGCCGAAAAAGATCGGGTACTTTCCGGCGCCGATGTCGTCAACGTAATCGTCATAGGCGATGGGCTTCCCGAGAAGGAGGTCGGCCGCTCCGGCGACGAGGCCCGGGACGAACAGGTAATTGCCTTCGCCGTCCTTGAATTTCCGGACCACGGAAAGCGTCAGGTCATTCATGAGCCAGCGGGCGTTTGCCCGGTAGGCGACTTTCAGGGCGTGCTGCAGGTCGATCAGTTTGTCCGCGTTGTTGAGCAGGGACGCATGACCGCTGTGGATGTAGCCGACCTTGCCCCAAGCATATGAGGCGTTGGCGATCATCGTATAGGCCGCGATCCCCTTCGGCTGCTTGACTCCGTTCCCGGAAATGAATCCCGCGCCTTCCTTGGCGGAAAACGCCCGGCCGATGAACCTTCCGATCCATCCCTCAACGTCATAGGAGGCATCGTCGAGAAGGGTCTGCGTGACCTTCGGCTTTGCGGAAAGTTCCGCAGGCACGATGGTGACCTCTTTCAGCTGCGCCGTGTCGGTCTCGCTTCGCGTGTCCTTCTCGCCGACCCATTCCGCGGACTCGCCGCCAACGTCCACGAGCTCCTTCCATTCCGCTCCACCGATGGTCTGGACGGAACAGATGGACCGCATGACGGACATGGCCTGGGCCACGGTGATCATGGCGGAAGGAATGGCGTCCGGAACCATGTAACCGCCGTCCGGATCCGAAAGCGTGGAGAGTTCCGCTTTGATTTCCAGGTCCTTCAGGCCGGCTTCGACGCCCTTTCGCATCCAAGCGTTGAATGCCTTGGCGTGTTCGGCTTTCGCCGGGCTCATGGCCGTTCCGCCGCCGCCGCCAAAGTTGCCGCGGGCGACTGCGTTTTCAACGGCTTCGATCCTGCGTTCGGCCTTGGAAATTTCGGTCATCCTGGCTTCGAGCTTTCCCAGCTTCTCGTCCAGATCCGCGGGCACGGCTCCTTTCGATTCCAGCGCGAGAAGGCGCTTGTCGTTGGTGGCCTTGTATTCCTCCCAGACCCTGCCCTGCTCCTCGTGGAGCTTTTTGAGTTCCTCAAGACTCATCTTTATGTCCTCCATATCGACGTGTTTTTCCTGATTTGATCCGCGATTGCGCCGATCTGCAGGCCCTCAGCCTCCCGCTGATTGCCACCCGGCCCCCCTCCGCCGCCGCGTCCCGCGGCCACGGACTCCGCAAAAGAACGGCTTGCGCCTGCGTCCCGCAGGGCTCGCTCGATTTCCCGTTTTGTCAGTTCCCGGCCCTCGCGCTGTCCGCCCAGCCCGTCCGGCACGTTGGCGAACACGGACAGGTCAAAGGCAGCCTTCGCGCCCTTGCCGTCAAGAACCGTGTCGACAAAGCCCTTTTCCTTGGCCTCCTTCGCCGTCAGCCAGGTTTCGGCCTTCATCATGTCCCGGAGCTCCTTCTTTCCGACTCCGGACGCCTGGGCGTAGACGTCGACCATGCTGTTCCGCATTTTCTCGATGACGTCGGCGACCTCCCGGAGGTCGTCCTGGTCTCCGGCCACGCATGCCCAGGGGTTGTGGATCATGTAGAACGTGTTCGCGTAGGCATGGACCTCCTTCCCGGCCAGGGCGATAATGGACGCCATGGACGCCGCCACACCCTCAATCCGGGTCGTGACTCTGCCCTTGTGGCCCCGTAGGGCGTTGAAGATCGCCATGCCGTCGAAGACGTCGCCTCCGGGGGAGTTGATCCGGACCGTGACGGCCTGCGGCCCCAACTCGCCAAGGGATCTCACGAGGTCAACCGGGTCATTGTAGGGCCATCCGATGTAGTCATAGATCACGATTTCCGCGCCGTCGTCGGTCGCCGCCTGCATGGAATACCAGTCCGGCTTGTCCAGGGGCTTTCCGTACAGGGCCGCCAGCGCCCGGGCGTTGCGCTCGTTGCGATATGCGAGTTTCATGTCTTGTCTCCTTCGGCCGGCTTCTTTTCTGGATCCTTCGCCGGATCCTTGACCGTGCTCGTGCGGGTCCGGTACTCGTCGCCGCCGTCATAGGGATTGCGGTCCTCAAGATCGCGGCATTCGTTCGGGTTCAGAACTTCCGAGTTGATGCCGATTTGATAGCCTTCCATCCTTGTCTTGAAGTCGGCGCGGAGCAGGGCGTTAATGTTGAACTTGGCGAAGTATCGGCGGCGGTCGTCTCTGGTGATCAGGTCCCGGCGGATCGACTTCTCGTAATTCACGCAATCAGGCGTGACGCCATAGACGGAGTAGGCGAGCATGAACTGCTCCGCGCTCGCATAAGTCGGGGTCTTGTCGCCGGACTGAATAAGCATCAGCGGCACCCGCATCAGCCCGCAAATCTGGGCCTCCGTCATCTTCATCTGCTCCAGGAACTGAGCGTCCACGAGCTTGATTTCCGGGAAGCTGGCCTTCATGCCCTCGTCAATCAGCATCATTTCCCAATGGGAGCCGAGGCTTTCGTATTTCTCTTTCAGGGCCTGCTTGCGGGTGGCGTGCGCCTGGGCGGACAGCACAAGGGGGTGTTCAAAGACGACGCCTGGGCGCAGGCCCTTTCCGAAGAACTTGGCGAGAAACTGTGTGCTTGCGATCGCGAGGCCTATTCCTTCCCGGGCATATTCGATGGGGTTCATTCCAGTGAAGCCGTCAAGGGACAGGCCGCGAAGGTGCAGGACCTGGGTATGGTTCAGGTGCTTGATGCTGCCGTCCGGGAAGTGGATCTCATAATCAAGGCTGTAGTCGGGATTCTGGGTGATGGCATGAAGCATAGAGGCGGGGATTGGCAGGAGCTCGCGGAGACTGTCTCCGTACATGGATTTATAGGCGACAAAGTTTCCCCGCGTCGAAACGTGGGCCTCCGCCATGGCCCAGAAGTCGAACGAGGTCTGCCAGAAATTCGGCTGATCGTGCAGGAGCTCGTACAGGTAGTGATCCGTCGCCTCACTGCGGTTCTTCCCGTCCCGTTGCATGAGGTGACAAGGAAGGTGGCCGATTGTGAAAGAGCGGACACGGACGCAGTTCTGCACCGTGATAAGGCGCATCGCCGTGTTTGAGTTGACGGCGACCCCGGAGGCCGTTGTGCCGCCCCCGTAAACGTCGCGGATCAGGCGCTCCAACGCGCCGCCAACCCCTCCTTGCGGTTTTCCAATGATCGCGGACCCAAGATTCTTGAAATAGTCTGTGATTGTCACCGCATAGCCATTTCCAAGAGAAAAGCGTTCGGAAACCGATTGCAACTCGCGGTGGCATTATGACAGATAAAAAAGTTTAATTTCTACGGACAAAGACGGACAAAAGGGGACAAATGCGGACAGGTCAGGCGGCTTTCTTCTTGAAACGCCACTTTTCGGCGTCGGTTTTGGTGATCGTCGGGTGACCGGTGCGGTCATATGCCACCGGAAGGCCCTTTTCCTTGTAGCGCATGGCGGTCTTTTCGGAACACCGAAGGTAGTGTGCAATCTCTCCCCAGCCGATAAGCACGTCTTTCATGCTCGATCCTTTCGTCAAAAGCTCATGATGCCGGTAGTGGCCTCGGGAACCGTTCGCCGCCTCGCCTCCGGGTTCATCTGCATCAGCGCCATGCAGGTGAACGTGGCCATGAGAGGGTCAATCTTCCCTGTGCCGGAGGCCGCTTTCGTGACATAGACTGCGTTCCCCCGGACTTCCACCCGGCATTGCCGACGCACCAGTCCATGAGGCGCTGGCTGCCATGGGCCGCCGTCTTCTCGGCAAGGCGGCGCTCCAGGGTCTTGATCGCCCCGGACATTCTCCAGTTGGGGGGCACCCCGACAATGCGGTCATGCTCAATCGCCCATTCCCCGTTCTCGTCGCCCTGCTCCAGGTCATCGAGAATCGCCCCAATGCCAACGGGATCCACGCCCACGCGATCCAACAGGCCGGCCTTCTCAAAGCGCCGGACAATGTCCCCGAACTGCTTGACGTCGGGTCCGGGCTCGTCAACGATGACCAGGTCCCCATCGGCTGCAAAGTCGAGATATCGGGCGGCCTCTGATTTTCGGCGCTCCAGGGCTATGCGGTGAGCCCAGGCCCGGTTCCAGAACAGGAGGCCCTTTGTTGCTGCATCCCGGCCCATGACGCATAGGCCCAGGAGGTCATCCATGCCCCCGCCGTCGCCTCCGATCACGACGACCTCTGACCGCTCCTCGATGTCATCCAGGGTGACGGATGCAGCACAGGCGGCCCAGAAATCGGCCCCGGCCCAACGCTGAGACTTCAGGGAAAGGCCGATCTCCACGTTTAGGTGCTTGGCCAGGAATCCTTGCATGGAATCGGATCCCTGCTCCTCGGCTTTCTTGTACTCGCGGACAAGGAACGCTTCGTCCACCGAAGCCCCCAGGTTCGGATTCGTGACGTAGAACATGCGGGGATCCAAATGCCTTTTCTCGTCCAGGACCGGTTTCGGGAATTCGTAGAGTACCGGAAGAAACGCCGGATCATCGATCCGGCCATCACGGACGCCGCGGGCATAGTCGGTTTTCTGCTTGAAGACCCCCGCCGGCGGCTCCTCGGATTGAGTAGACAGGTAGATCGTGAATCCCTCGGGGCGGCTGGCAAGTCCTCCGGTTGCCTCCCGGAACATATTTTCAGCCCCCGGGCGCTTGCCGAACAGCCACAGTTCATCGATCAGGACGCCGGTTCCCTTGAAGCCGCCCACGGTCTCAGCGTCTGCAGCGACAACCCTGAGCGTTGCATCCGTTTGCCGGTGAGTGATCAGCCGCAAGTGGTCCTGAACGTGGAGCAGGTCGTCAAGTTCTTCATCGGCACGGATCATGTTCCGGGCCGGGAAGTAGCTGTTTTCTGCGACCCGGATCGTCGGCGCGATAATAAGGAACTCCGCAGCCTCCCGCCAGTTTCGGAGGAGGGCGGTAAGCATGATGCCCGCGGCGCCGGTGGACTTGCTGTTCTTCTTGCTGATGAGGAGAAAGAATTCCTGAATCAGCCGGCGCCCTGAATCCGGATCGTAGGCCCCGAAGATCGAGCCCACGAAATCAAAGAGCCATGGCCTGCCAGCCTGGCCGAA